GGTGGTCCTGAGCAAATTTTTCGTACTATGTTTAAAAAAACAAATTTAAAGATGTTTGAGGGAAATGTTGAAAAATTTTACCAAAGAACAATTAGCAGAATTATTTGATTGGTTTGCTGCTGATGTTGTTGAATGGGATAAGTCTGTTACAAAGCATGATATGTTGTATGTTGTTTTTAAAATGTTTTTAAAAATTGATTGGAAATATTTATTACAAGCGGGAATTAATCAAGCCTGTTTTGTGTACACTTTATTTTGTTATTTTGCCACTTGGTATGTTGGAAATTTAATTTCAGTTACCAAAGATAAAAATTGTCCCATGTTATTATTTTTGGGTACTATGCCCAGTGGAACTTATTTGACTGCATATGGCAATAGTGAAATAAATAATATGAAAGCAACTAGAGTTGAATTTTTAATAGATTTTATATATTATGAAAAGTTTAAGGTGTTTGATGTTAAATTAGGTTCTGCATTGATGTGGGTTACTTATGGAGATGATTTAATAATGGCATTATTAAAATTAATAAAGGATGAATTAAAACTTGATGATGAACAATTTGGTATATTGGTAAAATATGCGTATAGAATGCAATTTAAAGAGGAATTTAAGGCAAAGCATTATTTTACTAAATTGGATCAAAATATTGAACCATTATCATTAGAGTGTAATTTCTTGAAAAATTATTTTGTTTTGGAAGGTGATAGTATTTTTACTTATAGAGATCATAAAGATATAATACCAAAAATTTATAAAAATGCACATAATGTTGGCTCAACGGTACAGGAATGTGTTAGATTGATAGGATTAGCTTGGTCTTGTGGTAAGAATAAAATTGCTTATGATTTAATAAAAGGTTTATATGAAAAAAATAAACCTAAAATGCAAATCATGATTGATGAAAGAACTTTAAGTCAACAAAAAATAGGTTTTAAAATAGCTGGAATTAGAAATGAAATATTGGGTAAACAGTTGAGTTTCCCAACGCACGATTATATTTTGGCTCAGCAGTTATGCGATGTTTATGACAAGACAATCTGTAGACAATGAGAAGGAAGTGATGAGGAGAGTGTAAATGGTTGATTTTCTTTGTTGTGCAATTTTTATCACTTGATTTTGGAATCTCAACAATCATCAAGGCCGGCTATTGGTGAAGTGTTGAATACTCAAAATAGCAAGTATTCAGCAAGAAGTAGTTTGTTGGTAGGTCTTCCATTTCAGATTATTAATCACCACACAAGACAGGTTGTTAATCTGAAGATAGGTAACAAACGAACAATACAAGTG